GTATTGCAACGCAAGCCGGTTGATGACGGCGGCGTGCTTTAGCGCGCGTTCGGCGGCGGCTAGCGCGACTGCGGCGCGGCGCGTGCGTGCGGCCTGATCGAGCGCTGCTGCCATGGCGGCAAGATCCTCGCGTATGGCAGCGCGGTGAGCGGCGAGCCGTTCGGCGGCCGCGATGGCTTCCTCTGCTGCGGCGAGCGCGCGCTCGAGCGGTTTGCGGCGCTCCGGCTCGGTGACCGATTCGGCCCGCTGCCTGAGCCGGCGCTCGGCCTCGATTGCCGAGCGCAGTTCGCGCCATCTGCGGCGAGAAATTCCCCCGCCGCCGCCGGCATGCTCCTCCGGCGGAGGCGGAGGAGGCGGCGCTGCCGTAGATGCCCTGACGGCAGCGGCGGCGGCGATACGCGCGCTCAAGCCGGAGGCAAAATCGCCGGCAATCCGCGCCATAGAGGCAGCGGCGGCGCGGCCGATGAGCGCGGCAGCGAATCCGCCTCCCGCCATCCCGCTGCTTGCCGCCGACAATCGCGCGGCAAAGAGAAGCAGCTGGCCAATGACGCCGCGTCCTGTGGAGGCGGCGCCTGCGCGTCCGAACAAGTCGGCGGCGAAGCTGCCCGCAGGGCGCGCGCTTTTAGCCGAAGCCGCGCGTCCGGCTATGGTGGCAGCAAAATTTCCTGCGGCGCGGGCGGAAAGCGCGAGCGCAGATTGTGCCGCAAGCGCAAGTATGCGGTCGATGGCGCCGCGCAATGCACTCGCGGCGCCGATACGTCCTGAGATCGCAGCGGTGAAGCTGCCGGCCGGGCGCAGCGCACTCGCCGAAGTTACGCGCGCCGAGAGTCCCGCCGCGAAGCCGCCCTCGGCGCGCGCTTGGGCAGCAGATGCCGCGCGCGCGGAAATAGTTGCGACAAATCCGCCATCAGCCCGTCCGCTGCTTGCCGCCGTACATCGCGCCGCAAAAAGAAGCAGCAGATCAATGACGCCGCGTGCGGCAGAGGCGGCGCCGATGCTCCCAGCGAGTGCGGCGGAGAAGCTGCCGGCCGGACGCGCGCTGAGCGCGGATTGCGTGCGCGCTCGAACCGAGGCCGTAAAATCTCCGGCGGCTCTCGCCCGGCAGGAAAGCGCCGCACGCGCTTCTAGCGCGACGGTCGCGCCGGCAGGTATCGGCAGCGGAATGCGGACGGCAATCGGCACTTGAAATGCCTCCGCTTAATACAAAGTCAGACCGGCACGATCTGCTGGAAGTCAGCAGGCGTCACATAGTTGTTGGCGGCCGGCGGGTGCTGCCCCTGGGTGACCGTGCCGTTCAAGGCCCATGTCTGCCGTCCTGACCTTCCCCACCAGAGATCGCCGAACACATCGGATTCCGAGCCGATATGCGAACGCAAGCTGCGGTATTCGACGATGTTGGCGGCAACGTTGCGAATCGAAAACGGCCCGCGGAACGCAAGCTGGCGCAGAAAATCGTTGTTCGTCGCCAGGTTGGTGCCCACCACGTCGTTATTGGTGTACCAAAATTCGGCGATTCCTCCGGACCAGTATTGCGGTGTGGTGTCGTCCATCAGGCGGCCGAGCGACATGCGCGCCATAGTGATCGAAATGTTAGTTGTGCTCTGCGAATGGCTGATCGATCCATCCGGTTGCAGCACCGAGAAGCGGCGATTGCTTGCGCCAATGGCGCGCGCAAGCAGAAAGGTCCAGGCATTGGCGGTGGCGGTAAAGCCTCCCGTAACCGCCGTGCTGGCGTAGAACGACCAGGTTCCGGCGTTATCCTTTGCAATTTCGAATACGGCGGTGCTGTTGGTCGAGGGGCCGAGCGACCAGGCGACGCGGTCGCCAGTGGCGCCGTCCCAATAGGCCCATAACGCGACCGTGAACGGCAGCGCGGTGATCGGCGAGGATGAGTTGAGCAGATATCCCGTCGATCCGTCGAAGAAGGCCATCACGCGCTCACGTATTTCACTGGCGTTGCCCTGACCTCGTGGTTTCCGGCGGTGGCGTTGAGTGCAACGGCGGTATTATGCACCATGTAGATGCCCCACTTCGGCGGCGCAGTTCCGCCGAACGCCTGCGCGATCGAGAGCGGCCCCCATTCGTAAGTATGGTTGGAGGTCGCATCGGTCGGGATTATCTGCAATAAGCGCATCAGGTTCTTCTCGCCGGTGGGCGAGAAATTGGCGTCGGTGCCGCCGGCGCCTGCCGAATAGGTGGTGCCGTCGTAGGAGCCATAGGCCCACACTTCGATCTGCCGCGCGGCGGTGGGCGAGGAACCGGTGGTCACCTTGCCGCCAACGAGGAAATCCACGTATCCGTTGGTCGAATTGTCTACCGCCGTTGAGATGCGGCCAGCGATCAGGTTGGTATCGCTCGCAAGCGAGGCGAGCGTAATCGTTAGTGTGATCGGGGTCGCATAACTTAACGAGACGGTGGCCATTGACCCTCACCATTAGGCCAGCGTGAGCACCAGGTTGCCCGGCGAGCCGCCGGCAAAGCTCGCAGTGACTCCGGTCGGAACCGATTGCGCCGCCACTTTGCGCACCAGGCCGTTGCCGGTGCCGGTGGTGTTGACGCCGCAAGTGAAGGTATCGGTGGTTGCGTTGGCCACCGTCTTCAGTCCCGCCCACGAGCCGCCGGTGGCTGGCAGCGTGCCGCCGTATTCATCGGTGACCACCACCGAGTCGCCGTTCGCATAGCCGTGCGCCGGCGCCGTGAGCACGCAAGGAGAAGCCGCCGAGCCGGTGAATGGCTTCCAGGCATGGTTGCCGAGATAGTCCCAGGCGATGAGATTGCCGGCGGTGGAGGCGTCGAACAGGCCGAACGCAACTACCGTGCCCCAGTCGGCAGTGGCAGTCGGAAACGTGATGGAGTTGGCGTTCGAGGTCGAGGACGGAGCCGAGCCGGCGGCGGCGTTCCAGGTAGTGCCGGAGGTGGCAACGCGCGCATATGAGCCGCCGGACACCTCGGTGCCGCCGCCGGCATCGGTGGGCGCCGCGGTGAACAACGCCACATAGATGGTCGGCAGCGCTCCTATGGAGGTCTTGCCGGTTGTGTGATCGAGCACCTTTTTTGCCCAATAATCCGACATGCCGGACATGAGAGTCTCCTAATGGGTGGTAACGGTTTCGGCGCCGATGATGCGGCCGTTCTCATCGCGGATCACGCGCTTGGGCGCGGCAATTGCGCTCGCTGCGCTTTGCAGTGCGACAGCCAATTGCTGCTGGCCTTCGATCAGCGCCGCCATGGCCTGTTCGATTGCGCGCTGTGAGGCCACGAAATGCTCGCCCAGTTTCCCGGCCACTTCGTCGGAGGCGTTAAAATGGATTGTGTTCTGCGGCTGCACGTTTTGCCCTGACGCCCTGGCCTTGGCCTCCTCCCCCGCTATCTTGGCCTGTATGCGCAACAACTCGAGTTCCTTCTGAAACTCGAACCGCTGCCGCTCCAATTCCATCTCGAATTGCGCCTTCTTTTCCTCCGTTGCGGCGTCGGCAAGCGCCTGCGTCTTCTCGATCTCGATGCGGGCGGCAATCTCCTGCAACTTCGGATCGGGCGGTTGCTGGATCGGCGCCGACATTGGATCGGCCGGTTCGCTGCCGGGCTCGACAAAGAACCGCTCGGCATTGCGATGGCCCAATAGCCGCGCCAGCTCCTGCGCGCTCTCCCACAGATTGCGCGGCGACACCATGCCGGCGGCCAGCGCCTCCTTCTGCGCCGCAATCAGCATCTGCAATCCGGCCAGCCGCTCGGTGCGGCTGCCGTAGCCTAGACCGACGTTCACGGTCATGTCCTTGCGCGTCTTCCAGTTGCGCGGATCGACTTCGACCCAGCGATTGCGCAGCCGCACGATCTGCGCCTGCTCGCCGTGCTTGCGCACGGTCTCGTGCAGCAGCAGGAACAAATCGCGGATTCCGGTTTGCGCGAAGATGCGCGCGATCAGGCGAATCTTGGCCTGTGCGGCGTTGAACATTTGGTGCGCAATCGTCGCCACCTGATTCTGCAGCGCGTTCGGATCAACGCCTTGTCCCTGCCTGGTGACGCCGGTGCGCCATTCGCGCTGCGCATCGAGATATTGCAGCACCGGGAACATCTGCTGCGCCACATCCGGCGCCTTGGTCCAGGAAATGCCGCCAGGCTGGCGAACGCGGATCGGCGCGCCGGCGCGGAAAGTGAGCAGGTCGTTCAGCGTCTCCGGCGTGGCGTGCGATTGCGCCACTTCCGGCCGCGGGTAGACCGCAAGGTAGGTGGCGTCCATCATGCCGCGCAGAATTGCGGTCTTGATGCGCTGGATGTCGATCACAAGATCGGCGATCGACCGTCCGATCAGCCGGTGTGTGATGATGACCGGCGTGATGGCGGCGAACGGAATGCGATCGATGCGCTCGATGTCTGGCTTGCCGTTGAGCCTCAACACCTCGCCGTCCTCGCCTCCGGTGACGATGCGGTAATAGCCTGGATTTCCATCCTGCTCGTAGTCGAGATAGATGTAATGCTCGATCACCTCGACTTCGCGCGCGGCATCGTTGGAGGCGTCGGAGGCAAAGAACGTCAATCCTTCCTGCACGGTATCGCGCCGCGTGCGCTCGATATTGGTGAGGCTTGTGGTCGGCTTCAAGCTCCGCACCTGTTCGGCGTCGTATCCCTGCGCGATAAGGTCGCTGACGCGTCTGATGACGAGGTGATAGCAATAGCGCGCATCGCGCAAGGATCGGGCGGTAGCGGCGACGCCAAATTCCTCTGGCGGTACCGCCTCGACGCGGACGCAGCCATAGCTCGATTTGCGCACCACGGTCACATCATGCAAACCGTCGTGTTCGGAGTGCTCGATCACTTCGATGGCGGGATCAGATGTAATGAGCGCAAATGCGTCTGCGGTCTGATTGTAGTAGGTCTCGCGCTCCGATTTCTCTCCCTTTTCCCACCACACCTTGGCGATGCCGAGCTTTTGCAGCAGCGCGTCCTTGATCATCGAGTACAGAACGAGGAAGCCTTCGTTCTGTTCCCAGAATACGTGATTGATGTAGTCCGTCTCCTGGGCCGCCGCCTCTTCATCCTCCGGACCAACGGGGGTGAACATCACCACTTCGTCGCCGCCGGCAAAAATCTCCATCAGTTCCGGCATCATGCCCTCTACCGTATCGGCGACGTCGCTGGAGACGGCGGTCGAGCGGCCGGCGAGCGACGGCATATCGCGCGTCATATCGCCCAGGTAGTAGGAGAGCGCGCGCTCACGCTCGTTGGCTAGGCGCGAGCCGGGTGTACTCCCGAGCGCAGCCGCACGTTCGGCTGCCAGTATCGCCTTCAGTTCGCTTTCGCTGATCGGCATGGTCAGGCCAGCGCTATGTTCGGCATTTCAAGGGAGCGCCAGAAATTCTGCTGCCGGGTCGGCTGTTCATAGCAGATAGCCATCAAGCCGAACGCATCGGCTGCATGCGAGGACCAATCGTGCTCCGGTCCCAGCCCTATCTCGCGCTGTTCGTCGATTCGTTCGTGATAGTAGGCCAGCGCCTCGCGTCCGGCCGTAGTCTTGTCGCGGTCGAAGTAGCAGCGCGGCAGAAGCCTGCGCACCGCCTCAATCCGCATTGCCGCAGCCCCTCGCCCCTGATTGGGCACCGGCTCCGGCACCTCAAATTCAGCTTCGCGCAGATGATCGCAGTATCGTTTGCCGGTGATGTTGTTGGTCACTGCGCCGTCGTGCGGCAGGATGCATATGGCGCGGCCCCAGCCGCGCTGCCGAAGCTGATCGGCATAATAGGCAAGCGGCTGCCCCTGCCCCTCGATGTAATCGAGCACATAGATGTCCTGCCCGCTCCACTGCACGATCCAGATTGCCATGGCGTCGGACGTGGCCCCTGCGCCGCCGATATCGAAGAAGGCGCGCACGGGAAGCAGCGGATCGACGGCGAGCTTGGGCACGATGCGGCCCTCGCGTTCGCAGGCCGACAATAGCGCGCCGAAGTACGAGCCCTGAACCTGGGTGGCGTACTCGCCTTCCCAGATGTGATCGTAGCGATCCGGGTAGCGCGTCTGATCGAGCCGCCGCTCGGCATCAAGCTCGGGTGGGAACCATGGATTGTCGCGCCACGATACGCGCACCACGCGCGCATCTGGCACTTCGCCGGCGCGAAAGAATGCATCGATTGCATCGCGCCGTGAGCGCGGGTTCCATGAGGCCCAGATCTGCGAGGAAGGCGCGCGAATGGTCGGGCGCAGAATCGAGAATGAGGCGTGCGAAAGCGTGTGCGCCTCCTCGATCCAGCAACGATGGAATCCTTCTAGCGACTTGATCGAGTCGGCGGTGTAGTCGTGCATGCCGCGGAATATGATGATGCCGTCGCCAGGCGTGGCGATGGCCTCGCGGTAGCTGCGGAATCCGTCAGCCTCGGTGAGGCCGTGTCTCCGCAACTGATCCTCCACCAGCAGCTTGGCCGATTCCTTTAAGTCGCGCTGGATTTCGCGCACGCACACGCAGCGCAATCCTTCACCCGAGATGCCGGGCTGGGCGAGCGCATCCTCGATCAGAAGCGAGGCGAAGAAATGACTCTTGCCGGAGCCGCGGCCGCCATAGGCGCCCTTGTATCGCGCCGGCTCAAGCAGCGGGCGGAACACCGCTGCCGTTTGTATTGATACCTTCCGCATGTTCTATCAGGATGGGCTCCGGCTGCGCGGGCAGTGGCGGCGGTGGCGCGGATGTAATAGCGTCCACGATCACGCGCTCGATGCGATGAACGACCGCTATTGGCTCTTCCGGATCGCCTGCGACGCGGTGCGGCACACGGCCGTCCAGCCGGTCAGCCAATTCACGGATGGCGAGGATATCGCCGGATGCCGCCACCTCGAGCAGCTTGCGCGCGATCTTGCGCAAGTGGCGAAAGTCGTTGTCGTCCTCCGCCCTCGCTATCTCCATACGCAGCGCATTCAGGAACGGCCGCTCCTTGGTCCAGCCGACCGGCCGCCCCCGCTTGCGTTTTGTTTGCGTCATTTCCGCTTCTTGCGACCGCGCATGGCGGCGCTCAAAAGGCCGCTGCCTGAATCGGCGCGCACGAATTCCTTCGCAACCTTAACCGGAACCCCAACCCTGCGTGCGAAGTCCTTATTGTGCGCCGCAGCGGCCATCAGCCGCGCCTGCGCCTTGGATTTGGATGGCATGGCTGCCTCTCGAGTAAAAAGGCGAGCCGCCGCAAAGGAGGAAACCGACGGCTCGCCAGGGGTACCAGGGACACGCCAAGACCTGCCGAAGCTTTGACCGTGCCGCTTTTTCGGTCAATGAGGCGCACTCCGGCAGACTGCAGCGCCTTATACCACAGACTTGACGCTAGTGCAAGGGGTCACTTTCCCTTCCCCGGCAGCGGGCGCATTCCCCATAGGCGGGAGAGGGTATCGAGGCACTCCCTGAACCTGCGCCCGAGGTAGTTGCGGGCTCTGCGGGAATAGAGCCCGCGCCGCTTGGCGACCTCTATCAGCGCCAGCCCGCGCCCGCAGACGTCGGCCATCAGCGCGTCGCCTTCGATGCCGAGGCACCGTTTAGCCTCATCCAGCAACGCAAATGCGCGCAGGCGCGCCTCGGTCAGCGGCTCTGATGGCCTTGCGCAGTCCACCACCGGGCGGGTTGGATCAAATCCCGAAGCCAGCCCCGCCTCAACAATCTCGAACGCCCGCTGCCAGCGCCTCGCCGCGCGGTATTCGTGTTCCTCGATTCGCCCGCGCGCCCACAACCACGCCAGATAGTCGTCGCGGACCGAGATAAGCGCCACGCCGCGATCGCCGTATGGATCGATGATTGTCGCCTCGGCCGTCGATATCGGCCCGGGCACATCCGTTGCGCGCAGGTCATGGGTCTTGCCGGGCGGTTGTCTTCGGCGCGGCATGCATCCCTCGAGGCAGCGCCCGCATATAGCCTAAACCGCTTGAAAATTCAACAAGATGCTCAAGACCGCGCCTGAGGGTGAACGGCCGGATAGACGCGGCGCAGATAGGCCGGGGAGTCGTCTTGCCGGGGCCCTGTCTTGGCATATCCCGCCTGCTCCATGGCCGCGCAGAATAGACGGTCCATTTCTTCCGCCTCGGCCGGGGTGTATTGCCGCACAAGTAGCTGACTGCCTCGATGATTGCTGCGATATTGCATGCTCTAGGCTTACCCTCCGTTTGCTGCAAACTCAAGCAGCGCTGCCAAGTGCTTGATCCAACGTTGGTTTTCGGCTGCTGCGCCGAGTGCTGCGGCCTAATCCGGCAAGACTTGCGCGGGCTTGCGGCGCGGCTTAGGCTGGACTCGGCGGAGGCAAGACTATGGCAGGCAGCGTCAACAAGGTCATTCTCATAGGCAATCTCGGCGCTGATCCGGAAGTCAGGCGCACTCAGGACGGCCGCGCGATTGCTAGCCTGCGAGTCGCCACTACCGAGAGTTGGCGCGACAAGGCAACCGGCGAACGGCGCGAACGAACCGAATGGCATCGCGTTGTTATCCTCAACGAAGGCCTGGCGAAGATTGCCGAACGCTACTTGAGGAAGGGCTCGAGGGTTTACCTCGAGGGGCGCTTGCAGACCCGCAAGTGGACCGACAAGGACAACGTCGAACGCTACACCACTGAGGTTGCCCTGCAGGGCTACAGCTCGCAGATTGCCCTGATCGACAGAGCCGGGAGCCGCGATAGCGCCGAGTCGGAGCCTAGACCCGGGGCCGCCGTGGATGACGCCGGTGACGGAGTCTGGCTGGATGACGATATCCCGTTCTGACTCGCGCGGCATTTCGTTTCCTTGCGCCCGGCGGCTCACCGCCGACTTTCGAGCGCAACCTATCACAGGCCGCAGCGAGTGTCAAGCGCGAATTGACTGCGACATTTTGCCGCAGCAGTTACGGTGCTGGAGTGGGAATCCAAAAGCCAACGCAAGTTGTTGAAGCAAAAGGCATTTCTCGGCGAGATTGCGCCGTGAGCCAACACTTGAGCCAACACTAGTGACTGATTGAGCCCCGTGGGCCCGTAGCTCAATCGGTAGAGCCGGCGGTTCATAACCGTTTGGTTGGAGGTTCGAGTCCTCCCGGGCCTACCGCGCGGCTCTAGCCATTCCGGGATTGCGTCAACGGTATCTAGGTACGACACATTATATATACGCGTCATACACGGCTTGACGCGCAGTTCTCACCAACGCGCGGAGCAAATTCTGCAGCAGAATCAACGGCTTGCGCATGCTCGTCGAGTCGAGGCAACGGCGAGTCGACGGCGTTGTGATGGCAGTGCGTGTGTCGCGAGGGGTCTAATTCCCCGCGCCGTTGATTTTGCTCGAGAATTTCGATTCGGCGTGCTGCGATTTTGTCGCTTTTGTCGCCGACTCGAGGTTGTGTTTTTGTTGCGGGACTCGCGTGTTGCGTGCAGGTCGTGATCACGATTCCGTGATGGCTGATCACGACTCCGTGAGGGCTGATCACGATTTTGTGATTCGCTGATAGTTGTGGACAACTCGGCAGAGTCTGGGGATATCTGGGGTTCTGCTGAGTCTTGAGCCGCGCGCGCGAGCGCTTATGCGCTTTGACCGAATCAGTCAATTCAGAACCTAGCTGCGGCGTAAGTCATTGACGCAATTGGCGTATTCGGCGCGAGTCTGTGTATATGCTGCACTGCAGCAGCCGCCACAAGTGTGGCAAAGTGCGGCAGAATGTCGCAGCGTCAATAGACGCTTGACAGGCGCCGCGGGCTCGAATATATTGCGCGTCGATGGCCGGGAGGCGCCGGCCGGGAACAAATGGAGGAAGCAATGGACCTCGATGAACTCGTTCAAATCGTCGAAAATTGGTTCCGGGCGGACTGGTTCTATCTCGCCGACGCCCGCAAGTACGCGGGCAACACTGCGGCTGCCAGCACCCTCTCTGCCTGCTACAAGGTGCCCCGGCAGCAGGCCGAAGAGGCAGTGGCAGAGGCGCTGCGCAGGTGGCGACAACGCCGTGAGCGGTTGCACTAGGGGTGTGACAAGCGGCCTAGGTATAGTGTGATCGATGGCCGGCGAGGCGCGCCGGCCGGGACAAATGGAGGAAGCAATGGATTCAGTCAACGGAATCGCTAGGGCCCTCATGCTCGCTATAGCTCGCAGCGGCGTGCTGCGTGGACCCAACGATTGCGAGCTCGCCGCGCGCGTCATGCGCGACGAACTCAAGGAATTTTTGACAGGCGCCCGCTACGCCGGCGAGCGGGCGCTAATCAAAGATACGCCGTCCGGCCACAATCTCGCCTGGTCTAGCCTGGTGATCCACACGATCGAGCGGATCAGCCGCGAGCGGCAAGGCGCGACAAACTAATTAGGGGAAGGGAGAGCTGCAATGAAAACAACCACTTACACCGTATACAAGCCTTGGGATAGCGATGTTGTTTTAGGCGAAGGGATGACCGCCGTCGAGGCCGCCAAGGAAATTATCGGTTATGACGATCACGTGTGCGAGGTAAGAAAAGAAGGGAAACTCTGGTGGCTATATACCTCCCTGTTTTCCAGCAGCAGCCCCGGCGGGTGCGGGAAAATAGTGAGGACGCTATTCTTTTCGGCGGCCGATACCGAAGAAGAAGCCTGGGAAGAAATATCGGCAAAAGTACTGCGATATCAATTCGATGATCGCCCGCGCCCTGTCGCAGTCCCGGATGAGGAATATATCGAGTATCGGCGCGGCCTGGATGCTTTGGCCGCAGCGGAAGCGGCCGATGTCGAGGAAGAATAAGCGCGCGGCGCACGGGCCTGATAGGCCGGCCGATTGGCCGGCCTATTCTTTTGCGCAGCAATATGCGCCCTACTACGGCCTAGTGCGGCAAAATGTCGCAGGCGTCAAATAGCGCTTGACACTCGCTGCGGCCTCGAGTATATTGCGCGCGATGGCCGGGAGGCGCCGGCCGGGAACAAATGGAGGGAATCGTGTTGCAGATAATCAGGTTGCGGCCTGAAGGCCATTTCCATGTTCCATGCCCACTGACTCCAAAAGTTATTATTTACTTCCGCGTGAGGTGCGGATATGCCGAGTTGTCCGAAGGACAGACCGCTGACAATGTATCGGTTTACAGCGTGAGAGTGAGCCCCTACGGCGAGAAGTCGAAATGCTTTGCCAGGCTCAACAAGGCAATGGAATATATTGGAACTCTATCCTAGCCTTGCGCGGCGCGCGCTGATAGGCCGGCCACTGGCCGGCCTTTTCTTTTGCGCCGCAGCATCCAGCGGCCGCGCCCGCCTCCTAACCCAGAAATACCCTATAATAAGGCCAAAAGTCCCATGCGCACCTAGTGCGGCAGAATGTCGCAGTAGTCAAATAGCGCTTGACGCGCGCCGCGGCCTAGAGTATATTGCGCGCGATGGTCGGCAAGGCCGGCCGCAATCAAAGGGGATAGATCAATGTTGAGAACGCTCGAGCACCGCCCGGAAAACCACTTCATTGTCCCAAATCCTCTTGCGCCGCAAATTGTCGCGTACTGCAGATTGCGCGAAGGATATGCCGAGTTGGCACAAGGCAAAACAGATGACAACATGTATTTTTATGGGGTGCGCGTCAGCGGTAGGGAGGGCAAGCCGAAATTCTTTAGGAGCTGCTACGCCGCGATGCAATATATAGCGTCTCTATCCTAATATTGCACGCCGCGCGCGCTGATAGGCCGGCCACTGGCCGGCCTTTTCTTTTGCGCCGCAGCATCCAGCGGCCGCGCCCGCCTCCTAACCCAGAAATACCCTATAATAAGGCCAAAAGTCCCCTGCGCGCCCC